GGCGAAGTGGTCACGATCTGAGGCGGCACGCGCCACAGCTGGCGCAAAACGTGCGATGAAGTGAGCTCGCCTCACTTCATCCTTTCCTGTGGAACATCCCGGGGTTTTACCTCCTGGCCTCGGTTGTTCATTGAGAGGGTTGCTTATACAGCGCCCTCTCCTTTTTATGCCCTTATAGATATGCGCCGGGGCAGTTCCGGCGGAGGGCTCAATCGGCGCACCGGCGAGCCTACGAATGCCGGAACAGAAGGTCACGGCAACGACCTAAAAAGCCTATCTGTGAAAGGAGAATTACCCATGAAGAAAGACGAACTCACCGCACTGGGCCTGACTGATGAGCAGGCCGACTCTGTGCTCAAGATGGCCGGTCAGGACATCGAGAAGCACAAAAAGAAGATCACCGATCTTGAGGGCGAGCGCGATGATCTGAATGGTCGCCTCACCACCGCCAACGAAACTCTGAAGAAGTTCGAGGGCATTGATCCGGCAGCGATCAAGGATGAGGTGGCGAAGTACAAGAAGGCCGCTGAGGATGCGGAGCAGAGCTACACGAAGAAGATCACGGAGCGCGACCAGCAGGACTGGATCGGCAAGAAGCTGGACGAGTATGGTGTTCAGTCTCCGTATGCTCGTAGGCAGCTAACCTCTGACATCATGGCTGAGGGTAGCGGTCTGAGCTGGAAGGACGGCTCTTTCTACGGCTTTGATGATTTCATGAAAGCTGCTCGTGAGAAGGATGCAGGCCTTTACCAGACGGCGGATGAAAAGAAAGCCGCTGCTGAAAAGGAAGCCCTCGAAAAGAAGGCCCCGGCTATCGTTGGCCCCACTGGCGGCAACTCTGGTCAGCCGGGCCAGAAATATGTTCCCCCGAAAATCTTTTAATGGAAGGATGATGAACAATGCCCAGAATTGAATCGCTGGCAATTCTCACTACTGCCGATGGCAAGGAGTATCTCTCCGAGCTGTATGGCAAGACCATCGAAAACGTCCAGAAGGCTCTTCTCTCCACCACCATGAAGAACACTGAGCTGTCTGGCGATCCTGAAGCCGGTTCTGTTGAGGCTAAGCGCTTCGCCAATGCCAACTCTCAGAATTACGGCACCGCTCGCGCTGCTGGCGCTGGCAACAAGATCAAGGCTCAGCCTGTTACTGTTGCCATCGACAAGGATCGTGAAATCGTTGAGGAGCTGGAGAACAAGGATGTCAAGCTCTACGGCGTTGACGGTGTGCTGAACCGCCGCGCTGCCAACCACCACCTGCGCATGGCCGCTGAGCTCGATAAGGAGTTCTTCGCCGCTGCTGCTGAGGCTGCTGTGGCTGTCAATGTCGCGGCTGATGCCACTATCGAGGATGAGCTGGAAACCATCATTCAGGAGTGCGAGAACACTCAGAATGATTTTGTTGACGGCGTTCCCCGCTCTATGATGCACCTTGTTCTGTCCACCGCCTACTATGGCAAGGTTCGTAACAACCTCGATAAGCAGACTCGCGCCAATGTCGATACTGCTGCCGAGGAGTTCTATACTTGGCATGGTGTTAAGTGCGACAGCTGTGTACATCTGCCCACCGGCTGTGACTACCTGCTGCTCGTTACCGGCGCAGTTGCTCAGCCTGTCATGTCCGACGCTTACAGCGCCGAAAAGATTCCCCTGTCCGAGGCCTATGGTGTCTCTCTGTTCTACCACTACGGCACCAAGGTTGTCACCCCCGACCTGATCTTCAAGAAGGCAAGCGGCGAATAAGCCGCTCGCTTTCTGTCATGCAGAAAGGATGATCTAAATGGCTAAGTTCATGAACGTAGTCACCGGCAATGTGCTGACTGTGACTGATAAGGCCACCATCGAACTGATGGAAAAAAGCGACCGTTATAAGGCTGTTGCGGCCACTAAGAAGAATGGCGGCAAGAAGGCGCCTGACGCTGGCGAGGATAACGGCGACAAGGCCACCGAATAAAGAGGAGGGCCCCAGTTATGGCGTATGCAGATTATAAATTCTATACCGAGGTTTTTTTCGGAGATGTGCTCACAGAGGCGACCGCTCCAAAGTGGTTAGCGCGTGCAAGTGATGAGCTTGATCTTCTCACGTTCCATCGCCTTGAGGACGGTTTCCCCGAGCTTGAGCCTCACGCAACCAAGGTACGCAAAGCTGTCTGCGCTATGGCTGAAGCCCTGCATCTCACCGATCTGCAGCGAAAGGCTTTACAGGCCAGTGCTGACGAACAGGGCGTTTATCGTCCTGCTGTTGCCTCCATTTCTTCGAGCAAGGAATCCATTTCATTTGTTCAGAATGCTTCTGGCTCTGTTTATGCAAAGGCTGCTGCCGACCGAAATGAGCTTTCTTCTCTACTGCATGAGATTGCAGTAACTTATCTGGCAGGAGTGCCCGACAAGTACGGTATAAACCTCCTGTATGCGGGGGTGAGCTGATGCACGATAGTACCATCACACTGTTTAATTATCGAGAGGCAGAAAGACTTTGGTACACCACGGTATTTTCTAACGTCTCTTTGATTGAACTGAAAGCTGAAAGTGCATCGCAGCACGGACATACAAACAGCGATGCTGTTGAAATCATTATCAAGGTTCGGCCTAACAAGATCGTTCCAACGCTCATCTATGAGCCGAACAATCTTGTGGATGAGAATGGCAACATCATTGTGTCCGGTGAAGGCACACGCGTTTCTTATGATGATCCTGACACGAATGAAGAAAGGCAGTATCTTGGGCCCAAAGCCTATGCTGCTCTTACTTCTCCGGCTGGGTATTTTACCTTTAAGCCTGAAACTGATTTCATCATGGTGGGCAACTTTTCGCATTCCGAACCCATCTCTGATGATGATTTCGAGCAGGGATTATACCATGCTATGAACGAGACTCAGGACGGTGTGTACATGGTAACATCAGCTGCGTATTTCTCTCTGATTCCTCATTTTGAAATCGGAGGCCGCTAATGTCTGATATTCAGCACTTCCCGAAGTTTTCCATCGTGACAAGCGGTGTGCGGGTATCTGTTGATCTCAGACGCTTTGAGCAGCAGTTCACAGATGCTCAAGAATGGCTTGGCAATCAAGTTTTGAACGACTGTAAGCCGTTCATGCCTCATTTGACGGGCAGTTTGCAGCAACGTTCTCACACTGACCGAAACGGGCAGGAAGTTGTGTTTCCCGGCCCGTATGGCCGATTCCAATATGGCGGATTGGTCATGGTTGACCCGGTCACGGGCAGTCCGTGGGCGCGTCCCGGTGCAAAGAAAGTTATTACAAATAGGCCGCTCACGTATTCCGCACCCGGTGCAACGGCCCAGTGGTTTGATACGGCAAAAGAGCGACACGGAGATACGTGGATACGTGAAACAAAGCGGCGTGCTGGAGGTGGTTGACATTGGCTGCTGAGAAACAGTTCGCAATCGATGTTGACGGAACTGACATTGTGAGTACAGCTCTGGAGCAGCTGCTGAATCGGTTTCCGGGGCTACACGGTAAGAAGATCACATTCTCAACACTGAATGACGCTTCCGGCATTGGCTTCTTTCCGACAACTGGAGCTGTACTCTTGTCTAATGTCGAGGACATCACGGGGCATGTAAAACAAGTATGCTCCTATCCCTTCACAGTTGTTTACCGATCTGCTCCGAAAACTGACCGGCATAAGCTCCGCGTCAAAGAGTTTCTGGATGCACTCGGCAAATGGCTTGAACAACAGCCTGTGGTGGTT